CACGGCTCGAGGTTGGAAGCAGCAGAAGCCCGGAGCCTGGTCGCTTCACGGGTACGAGATCTATGCTCATCCGTCTCTCAAGGATCACAACGTCTACTTGCATCGCGACGGCAACTGGATCCACAAGACCTGGCAGGGAGTGAAGCATACGACTGTCGGCGATGCTAAATCCTCCCCTGGTCGTGGAGGATTCGGAGTCCATCTGGATCGCTTCACGCCGCATGTCCACGAAGTCAACCTTGCCAACTACGATCGGATGAACCGGGGTCCGAGTCACGAGGAAGCTCTTAGGTTCCATGACTGGAAACCGGGATCTGGGAATGCCTGGTACCACAAGGATCATCCAGGTCATAGTTTGGAGACTGATGGTACCACCTGGGTCCATCGTACTTCGAAGGGAGTCGTGGCCCACTCGGTCTCGCCGGAGCACGGAGGCTACCACCCCAGTGAACAAGGAGCTTCGCTCGGTCAGTATCTGAATCGCTTCCATGGTAAGAGTGAATCTGGTGGTACCGGACTTGCCATGCCGTGGCCTCCGGGTACGACCAAGCGCAAGGTCCGTGAGGACGGTCCTGGTGGAGGTATCGTAGGCGGTGGAGGATCTACTCCAAGCTTCTCTGAAGAAGACAAGCCTGGTGAAGGTGGATGCTCCTGCGACTGTGCTCGATGTGACCAAGGTTACCACTGCCGATCTGGCGACGACTGCAAGTACGACCCGAAGAAGTTCCCTAAGCCTGAGTCTCGAGACGTTGCCGAGGATCTGATCAACGAGATGGCAGTCAAGGATGGATCTGTCAAGGTGGGAGACCACAACATCAACTGGTCTCCATCAGACTCTGTAGCTCACGACTTCGGTCAGCATTATCATTCTCACGTTCATGCTCAGCATCATGGTTGGGATCCTCATGATCCGGCTGTAGGTAGGAATCCTCATCGAGAAAGAGCCCGGATCTTCTCCGACGAAGTCAAGGTCTTGCCCGGTGGACGGTCTGGCTTCGCAGGTTCAGGTACGACCTTCTACAACTTCAAAGGTCACAAGATCGAGGTCAATCGGAGTGCGAGTGGACGAGGATTCTACGGGACGAATCACAGCATCTTCAACCACGGTCCGGTGACAGAATCCGAAGTGGCCGAAGGTACTCATGACATCTTGACTCGGCACGGATGGACTGAAGTTCCACATCTTCGTCGAGGACACGACATCCGGTACAGTCATCCCAAGCACAAGTCTCTGTTGATCAGGACTCAACCTGGAGGGTCGTGGGGTACCATGAGCCGGTCTCCAGCCGATGATCTTCTTGGAATGAAATCTCACGAGTTGGATGGGTATCTGTCGTCCTTGGGTGAGAAGAGTCCTCCTGGATGGTCCGGTACGGTCAAGGCGATGAAGAAGCACAAGGACATCAAGAACCCATTCGCCTTGGCATGGTCCATGAAGAAGAAGGGTGCCAAGCCTCACTACAAGCCGGAGGCGTCCATGTCTCTCTTCGGTCAGCCATACATTCCTGAGGACACAGCAGGTCGAGTCAAGCTCCAACGAGGTTTGAGCTTCCTTCATGGTCTCCACTACCAGAACGCACCTCCGTCGATAGTCGCTCATGGTAAGCGTCTCTGGACTCGAGACGACCAAGCCTCGATGCTTCGAGGAATGAGGAAGTACAAGGATGCTCGAGCGACCGTCAAGCAGTACGGACGGTTCAAGGGTGGTCACAAGGGTGGCTCTGCGGCCGAATCCCAGGTCAACGAACGTCAGGGAGGAGTCGGTGGTCAGTTCGGTGCTATCTACTACGAGTACTTCTCCCGTCAGAACTATGGTAACGAGGGGTACGAGGGAGATCGCAATATCTCCGATCCATCGTCGTATAGTCATAAGCTCGATGTGGTCGGAGCGGAGATCCCAGAGCCAAGTCCGGTTGACTACGCCGTGGCTGCCAGGATGGCTGGTAGTGGGGTAGGTGAGGTCGTGGATGGCCTGGTATCGGGAGCGATCCAGGACGAGATCGACAAGATCAAGAATGCAGATGGGCACGTCAATCCGGACGATGCCAACCCCACGTCCACGGGGTAAGGAGAAACCAATGTCGTTTCTGCCAGTATTCCTCGCACTCCTTCTCTGCCTGATCGACGTGTCAGAGGCTCAGGTCTCTGGCCGGATGGGGAACTCAGTCTCCACCGCATCCCCGTCCGTCTCCACGGTGAACCTGGCGCCATTGGCCGGAGCATTCTGGCCTCATCCGTATCAGCCTCCTCAGGTTGCTCAACTTGAGGCTTGGCGCCAGGCGCAGGTCAATCCCCCGTCAGTGGTCAATCCGACTCCACCTTCGGCTCCTGAGCCCAAGATTGTCTATGTCCCGATCTCAGAGCCGTCGGCTCAAACACACGTCTGTCAGCAGTGCCAGGTCGTGGCTCAGGCAACCGCACCGGCTACCCCGACTCCTGCCCCAAAGCCTACGCCTCCGGCAGTGAAGCCTGCACCTAAGCCAGTTGCAAAGGCTGCACCAAAGATTCAAGATCTGAACAAGGCGAACGAGGTGCAGCTCTTCTCAGTACCGGGTATCGACCGGACGCTGGCTCGGATGATCGTCGAGAATCGTCCGTTCAAGGATCTCGAGGACTTCAAGTCTCGGAAGTGTGGGAACTCGCTACTCGTGACGCCCGAGAACTTCAAGAAGATGGAGAAGTACGTCGTCGTCAAGACGAGCTAGGAGGGTCAGATGCAATACGAGCTCCTTGGGGAGATGACCCCTGATCAGATCCGGGTAGCGAAGGACAACTACCTGCAACTGGTCACGTGGGGTCAAGGTACGACGATGGCAGAGAAGCTCGGCTTCACGATGCAGTTCAAGCCGGGTGACATCGTCAACATGATCGACATGCAGGATCCAGCCGCAGGGTCCAAGGGTCGGATCGAGTCGGCTCAGGAGTGGGGAGCCTACGAAGTCACGATCCTGGAAGGACCTCGCGCAGGTGAGACGATCACCGTCGCCTGGAACTACGTGACTCCGAACATGGCCATGGAGAACGCGACGCAGGACTTCGCTCGTCAGCTCCTCCACGAGGCTGTGGTCGATGCTCATCGTCAGCGTCAGGCTCGGAAGGGAGTCCACCTCGAGGAGGTGAGGGCTAGTGGCTGAGCTGACGACCAGTCGAGTCTCGGTCCAGGTTGTACCTCCGACTGTTCTTGGGACCGTCTACACGTTCGACAAGTGTGAGCTCCCGAGGAACTCGGACTTCTGGGCTGTCTACGAGAATCAGTCTCAAGTCTCGGGACAAGGCATCACGGCCCTGAACGTCCAGGACTCGTTGGATGGGACGACCTACGCCAACATCGCCGCCTCGGCTCCGGGTGCGACGATCGTAGCTCAAGGTCGCAAGACGGTCAAGTTCTCCACTCGACCCGGAGCACCATTCGTCAGGGTCCAGGCAACTGGCTCTGCCGTAGGCATTCCGCTTCGCCTCACATTCCACCGCGTCGACGGTGGTCATGTGCTCGGAGTAGTGGGGAACTACTTCTAGCACATAAACGTAGTCAGGGCATACTGCCCTCAAAGGAGGAGCCACCATGGCAGGAACGAACCTGATCCAACACACTCGCAAGTACGCCTCAGCTCCCGCGGTCCTCGGTGGGCTGAAGGGTACCGTGCACCGCTGCATGGAAGGTGCACGTCGTCACGACCTGGTGGTCATCAACCGGGACGCGACGAAGACCATCACCGTCAAGCCTCAGGAGTCGGCGGACAACTCGTCCTGGACCGACCTCGATGCTGCGGCCGTGACGCCAGACTCCATCGTTCTGGTGCCGGGTGGCCGCGCAGCGATCTCGTTCCAGCACAAGAAGGCGTTCCACCGGATCTCCGCCTCCGGCGGACCAGGGGACCTGGAGATCCAGTACATGTCCCAGAACTTCACTCCGGTCGAGGGTCTGGACTAGTTCGTGACGATCAGATTCCGCGTCGAGGGTGATCCTGGCAACATTGGTGGGATCTTTGACATCTTGGATGACACTATCCGAGACGTCGGAGAACGCGAAGGTCGCCAGATTGCCACCCGCATCTGCAATGACTTCAGAGAGGATCTGGTGCGTCACATTGAGCATCAGCTCTTCGATCACGCTGAGCTATCGGCAGCGTATCTGAGGTACAAGCAACGTGCGGGACTCGACGAGCGGATTCTGATCGCTACGCACGAGTATCTGGACCACATCCAAGTACAAGAGACGGACAATGGGGTTGGAGTCGGGGTGACGGAAGGCAATCACTCCGGCTCCAACCTCGAGTACGATCTTCTAGCTGACTATCTTGAGTACGGAACTGGTACCCGACGTCGATCTGGACGCGAGGCTGACAACGATCCAGGTGGGACTGGGATGCCTCCGCGTCCCCACTGGCGTCCGATGGTCCAACGATGGGAAGCTAAGGTTGAGCAACTCCGTCCAGATATCGAGAATCGGATGAACGAGGCAATGATCGAGGAGATGAGGCGACGAGGCTATGTCTCTTAGTCGCACCTCCTCTGCAAGGTTGAAGAACCAGTTGATCCGTGACGAAGGAATGCGTCTCGAGCCTTACACCGACACAGTTGGGAAGATCACAATCGGAGTAGGTCGCAATCTTACTGATGTTGGAATCTCCCAGAACGAAGCAATGGCGATGCTTCGTAGCGATCAGAAGTCTGCTGAGAATGGAGTGCTGCATCGGTGGCAGTGGTCTAGAAACTTGGATGATCGCCGTCTGGCCGTGATGGTCAACATGGCCTTCAACATGGGCATCGAGGGACTAGCTGAGTTTCAGAGAATGCTCGCAGCTGTAGAAGCTGGGGACTACGACATCGCCGCGATGGAGATGCTCGACTCCGTCTGGGCTACTCAGGTTGGAGATCGGGCTACAAGGCTTGCAGAGCAGATGCGTACCGGGAAGTGGGTTTAGGCTTCTAACCTCATGGATACAGCCCGGTTCAGCCCAACTCAAGCTGAGGACCACGTCGATTCGCCCGTTAAGGGCCTCGACGAGTCCACTACAGTGCGGAATAATGGACCGCATCACCCCGTAACCGGTACCTCAAGCAAGCAGGGTCTACAGGTCAATCTGGACCTCACCGGTGAAGAATCGACGTCTGTATGCGTACTTTGTGGGCGTCCATGGCTTCCAAGAGTCAAGAACATCTGTGAATGTGGTGGAGCTTGTACTTGGGGACCTGCCAAGGGAGCCAAGCCTGATTCATGGATCGTTCATCCCGATGGACGTTGGAGTCTTCGTCCACCACCATGAAGCTTGACGTCTTCCGCATCTACGACAGAGCCATGATGGACATCGTCCTCCAAGGCTCTCCGAACTCAGACAAGCTCACGGTGGATGGGAAGGATGTCCCAGGAGTCTTCGCTACTCCAGAACGAGCTCAACTCGGACTCCTCCGTCAGATGGGACTACTGGACGCTCATGGACGTCCCAAGGACAAGGTCCCGTATCCGTACTTCTCGCTCGCTCGTATCTATCAGCAGATGGACCTCAGCCGTCGGAACACAGGTGAGGCTCGGGTAGTTCGGTACGCTGATGATCTTCTCTCCGTTGCGCAGTCTCGCTTCCCTCAGCCGATGGACTATGTCTACCAGTTGGACTTCTGGTCTCGGTATCGAGCGGAGGCGAACGAGGCTTGGTTCTGGATCAAGCTGAACTTCCCAACTGACGGTGAGATCAAAGTCATGGAGATCGATCTCCATGAGCCGTATGGTAAGCAGCGGCATCATCTCTTCTTGACGGAGCTCAACGATACGACTCAGTTGGAGACAGATGAGAAGGAGCGCGTGACTCGGATCACGGCGACCTTCACTCTCAAGGGTTGGCTACTGGAAGCCTTTGAGACGTACATGGACATTCCTCTCAATGGCAAGGGCTTCACCAAGCGAGTCAAGATTATCCGGAAGACGAAGGCTGAGATGCAACTCGTCAAGCCAGACTGGTCACCGGACGGTCCGCCTGACGTCATCATCACGATCGATGGGAATCATACTCAGACGTTGTCCAAGAGTGTCGGGGAGTCCCTAGTCCTTGCGTCCGGGGCTGGAGGGACAATCTAACAATGAGGACGAAGCTAGGAGGACACCGTGTCTAACTTCGTATCGCCTGGTGTATACATCCGGGAGTTCGACTTCTCACAGATTGCCCCTGCCGTCACATCGACGGTCACGGGCATGGTGGGGTACGCCTCACGAGGTCCGATCAACGATCCTCAACACATCACCAACACGGATGATCTCATCCGGACCTTCGGCAACCCCTACCCTTCAGCGGCGAACCAGTGGCTCGTCCACTCCGCCCTTGAGTTCCTCTTCAAGGGTGGCCGGGAGCTCTGGATCGTCCGGGTCGCTGGCGTAGCTGTAGCCTCCGCCTCGGTGGCGATCAACGATGCTGGAGCTCAGTTGAGCCTCACAGTCTCCGGCATCACCATGGGAACGGGCTTCAACGGCTTCAAGGTCACCATCGCTGCCGGCACAATCGCCGGCACCTTCAAGCTGACCGTAATCGACAACAACGGATTCGCACTCGAGATCTTCGACCTTCTGAAGGTCACTCCAACGTCAGACCCGGACTACGTTGAGACTCGGGTGAACGGGATCAGCCGGTACATCACAGTCGATCACAACGCCCCAGACACGGATCTGCCAGTCTTCGGGACCTACACTCTGGCAGGTGGGAACGATGGTCTGGACGGACTGGATGCCACGGTCATCGGTCAGATCACGGGCAACCAGCGGACCGGACTCCAACTCTTCCGCGATGACCTGATCGACATCCAGCTCCTGGCGGTCCCAGGGATCGGAGACAAGGACGTCGCGGCGGAGATGATCGACATCTGTGCGGCTCGGAAGGATGCCTTCGCTGTGCTCGACCCTCCACCGAACCTGGATCCACAGGGTGTGGTGGACTACGTCAACGGGACGGGAGCGTACGTCGGGACGCAGAAGCTCGACTCCTCCTACGGAGGCATCTACTGGCCATGGGTCAAGGCAACGGACTCTTACAACCGGGAGACCGGAGTCGCGATGCCTCCGTGCGGGTTCGTTCTCGGCGTCATCGCCTTCACGGACTTCCAGACCTTCCCATGGTTCGCTCCGGCAGGTCTCAACCGCGGCAAGTTGACTCGGTCCACGGGTCTGCCCTACTTCTCCACTCAGGGCACTCGTGACTTCCTCTACGTCAACAACGTGAACCCGGTCGCTCAGTTCGGAGGCTCCGGCATCTGTATCTGGGGTCAGAAGACGCTCCAGCGTACGGCGTCGGCTCTGGACCGTATCAACGTCCGACGCATGATGCTCTTCGCGGAGAAGTCCGTCAAGGGTGTCCTGCTCTCAGTCACATTCGAGCCGAACGATCCTCCGACCTGGCGACACATCAAGGCGATCATCGAGTCCGGCCTGGCTCCGATCAAGCGGAACCGCGGCATCAACGAGTTCGTGGTCGTGTGGGATGAGACCACGAACACACCGGACGTGATCGATCGGAACGAGACCCGAGGCAAGGTGCTCATCAAGCCCACACACGCTGCTGAGGTGATCGTAGTCGACTTCATCCTCATGCGGACGGGTGCGAGCTTCACGGAGCAGATCACCTAGTCGAAGGGAGGTTCTGATGTCACTCGTTGGGTTGGTCATTGTCCTGGTTCTCTGTGGCCTGATCGTCTACTTCGTCGACAAGTGGCCGATCGCCTCAGGGTTCAAGATGGCGATCAAGATCGTCGCGATTGTCGTCGCGGTCTACTACGTCCTGGTTGCCTTCGGCATCTGGGGCATGCTCATGGGGATCAACGTTCCATTGGTCAAGTAGTTCACACGTCTGGCGGATGGTGGTACCGCGAGACTAAACTGGAGGTGACATAACGTGCCGAACCTCAGTGCCGCAGCAATCGGTGCACAGAATGGTGCGCTCGAGCCTCAGCGAGTAAACCATTGGTTCATCGAGCTGAACCTCACCGGGATCACGACTCCGTTCGGGATCACCCTCGCCTCTCCGGCCAACTTCGACATCCTGAAGCTCGCTCTTCAGCGAGGCTTCAATCCTGCCTCCTCGCAGGAAGAGGTCGTCGTGCCGTGGATGAATGAGGTGATCTACTTCGGAGGCAAGCACATCCCGGAGGCGGGTCAGCTCGAGGTGTTGGACTGGGTTGACAAGTCCATCGCCGACATCCTCTGGACCTGGAGACTCGCGTGCTACGATCCGACGACCGGTAACGTCGGTCTGGCTCGCCGCTACAAGCAGCGTGCGACGATCCTGAACTTCGCTCCTGATGGATCCTTCGTCCGTCAGTGGCTCCTCGAAGGCGTCTGGCCGATCAACATCAACTACGGTCAGATGGACATGGGAGCCTCGGATCCAATGCGGATGGCGATCACGCTCCGCTACGATCGTTACTTCCGCATCGGCAACATCGGGTCCATGGGTAGCGTGGGCTCGTTCGAAGGATTCCGCCTCTAGAAGCCCCACAGTCCTAACTCTCACAGCCTCCCAGGGAGATACTCGGCTCCACCGGGAGGGAGGCAAGGAGTTCGAGCATGGCCGATCTCAGGGTGGAGGTTACCCTGCCATCGAGAGGCCTGCCGTACAAGGAGTCCGAAGTCTGCCACATCTCTCCCTTGACTGCCAAGGAGGAGAAGCTGGTAGCCGGACTCCAAAAGGTCTCTCAGTTCGCCGACGTCGTGGACGAGATCCTCAATCGATGTGTCCACTACGCCGTCCCTGCCGACGATCTCATCTCTGGGGATCGTCTCTTTCTCCTCTTCAACATCCGGTCCCAATCCTACGGGGACAAGTATGGGTTCGAGCTCCTCTGCCGACGGTGCGACTCTCAGTACCGTAAGGAGATCGAGATCTCGAAGGTTCCTGTACGATCACTCGAGGACGGTTGGGTCGAGCCGTTCTCCACTCACCTCCCTGGATTGAACCGGAATGTCAAGCTCAGACTCTTCCGAGGCAAGGACGATCGGGCCGTCATCAAGTACGTCCTGCAAGACCGGAGGATTCGGAGCTCCCGAGGAGTCAACGAGACGCTCCCAAGTGACCCTGGGTTCTTCTACCGACTCTCCAAGCACGTGGTCGAGATCGAAGGCATCGAGAACGACAAGGTTCTCTCCACCCTGGAAGGGATGTTGGCCAAGGATACCTCAGCCATCCGAGAAGCGATCGCCGTGAACGATTGCGGATACGAGACCGAGATACCGGAGGAGTGTCCGCACTGCGGATACGAGTTCGACTACAGCCTGGAGTGGTCAGAAGAGTTTTTTCGTCCATACACTGGCCGAACAGGCAAAGCTCGCCGATCTCCTTGACGAGACCTACTTCCTCGTCCGTCACGGGTTCTCCTATGAGGGGATCCAAGAGATGACGATCGGGGAACGTCAGTACTTCGTCAAGAAGCTCATCGAAGAACTCGAGAAGATGAAGGAGCTCAGCGACAAGATGCAAGCTGACGCCAAGGCGAGGCAGCGGCAGTGGCGGTAAGTTCAGGCGGAGGGGCTCAAGGAGCCGGAAGTGGATCAGGCCGAGGTCCACGCGATCCTCAGGGCAAGCGCCTCCGGTTCCTGATCGAGTTCGCCTCCGCTGCTAAGCTCAAGGCCGACATCCTGGGAGTCCAATCTGCTTGGGAGAAGCTCAGCACCACCTTCAACAGAATCAAGGATAATCTCAAGCAGTTCGTCCCTCAGTGGAACCGGTCCGTCCAGGATGTCGTCCAGTCAGCTCGTACCTTGAATGCCTCGACCAAGTCTATCCTCGAGAACTTCGAGGACATTGACGAGGTAGGTCGAGATCTCCAGAGACTCCACCAGATCAAGCTCATTGACCCCAAGAATGCCCAGTTCGCTGCTTCGGTCAGCTCAGCCATTGCTCAACTGACGACTCAGTTCCGTCAGCTCGCGGCAGCTGCAGGCTTGAGCAACCAAGCTACGAACCAGATGCTCCAGAACGTGGCTCAGTCTGCTCAGCAGTCCACTGGGAAGATGACGGGCATCCTTGGCTTCCTCAGCAAGTGGAAGGGAGTCCTAGCAGGTATCGGTCTCGCTGCCGGTGGCATGTGGAAGATGCTGACTGGCGGACCTGATCTCTACGACAAGTTTGCTCGCGTAGGTTGGGCCTTGGGTCAGACTCGAGAGCAAGTCAAGGGTCTAGCCATTGACATGGCGACCTTCTCCAACCAGAGTCAGATCGCGACAGAAGAGTTGGTCGAGATGACCAAGGTCGCGGTTCAAGTTGGAGCTCGAGGCAGGAACTTCAACGAGTTCGTTAAGACCTCGGCAATGATGGCGAAGGTTCTCGGTCTGTCTGCGGACGAGGCTGCTGAACTCAACATGATGTTCGAGCGTCAACGACTCGGGAAGGATCAGATCACTCAGACAACTCAGGCGATGCGAGGCTTGAGTGCGGCTACGGCTCTGACTGGTCGTGAGGCAGCCAAGGTCGCAGTGGATCTCAAGAACTTCGCCAACTTCTTCCCACCCGAGCAACGCGACAAGGTGTATCAGTCCTTCCAAGTGATTGCTGCTCAGGCCAAGGAGCTCGGAGTCGACTTCGAACAAGTCCGCGACCTGATGACTCGAGCCTTCGCCTTGGATCCCCAGGCTCTTCGCACCATGCAGATGTTCGGCGTCACAGCTGACGATATCAAGAAGGCCATCACCAGTCCGCAGGATGCCAAGAACATCTTGCCGAGAATGATTGATGCTGCGAAGCAGTTGTCGTCAGCGTGGGGCGAGAACACCGACATGTTCATGGCGTACTCGAAGAGACTTGGCGAACGAGGAGTCGCGGACATGAACCTGATCGGCCAGTTGGCCGGTGCAGGTCAGCAGCGTGCGGCGGAGGTTACCCAGGCGGTTGGAGAGGCGGTTAAGTCCACTGGTCAGTCTTTGACAGACATGACTAAGGACTTCATGGACACGACGCTCTCCGCAACCAACGCCACCGAGCGATTCCAGAACGCTTGGAGCAACGCTCTCGGCATCACGGCGATCCCGTTGATGGAATCCTTCGCCAAGACGATCCAGATCGGCACCGACAAGATTCGAGATATGACCGGAGCGGCAGTCGATCTGAACCGAGTCTTGGAAGGGATGCCGGATTGGGCCAAGTCCTTGCTAGGTGCGGCTGGGGTTGCCTCGGGTCCTCTGGCTGCACTTGGTCTCGGAGGGGCTCTGGGGAGTATCCTAACCAGTGTTCTTGGAGGACTTGGTGGAGGCGTAGCTGGGAAGGTCGGAAAGGGTCTTGGGCTTGGAGGCGTAGCCAAGCTTGGAGCCAAGGCTGGTGCGGTAGGAGTCGCCGGCGCAGGTGGATGGCTCGCGGGTCGAGAGTTGGGGGACTGGCTGGTTGGGAGTGATTGGTGGAACAAGCTCTTCCCGGCAGGACGTCCAGGATTCGATCCCACAGGTCAAGCCGAGATGGTCCGGCCAGGGATTCAAGGTCGAATGGGAGAGGTTCCTACTGGACCGTTCGCCAAGGAGATCGCATCTGCAGCTCAGACCACTGGAGTTTCAGAAGATCTTATCCGTCGAGTCATGCAGATTGAGTCCGGTGGCCGTCCGGACGTTGTCTCTCCCAAGGGTGCGGTTGGGCTCATGCAGATGCTCCCGAGCACAGCCAAGGACATGGGAGTTCAGGACATCTTCAACCCCGAACAGAACATCATGGGCGGAGCCAAGTACCTCGCGTATCTTCTCAAGAAGTACGGAGGCGACGAGCAGAAGGCTCTGGCAGCGTACAACTGGGGAATGGGGAATGTTGACAAGACCCTGGCCAAGACTGGTGGGGTTCTTGACACTCGGGAGCTGCCAGCCGAGACTCAACGATACTTGGCCAAGGCTCAGGCTCTGTCTCAGACTGCGTCAACCACGACCACGGTAGTCAATCAGGATCAGGTTGTCGCCGCGTTGCAAACCTTGCCCCAACAGATCGCCGCCGCACTCAGTGGGATGCTTCAGCAACTACTGGTTGTGGCCAAGACCCCAACTGCGGCGGCACTCGAGAAGCTGCCTAAGGGTGGCGAAGCCTTCCAGCGCGTGACAGGTGGAAGATAATGGGTGAAGTTCATGGCATGGCTCCGCAGGGCTACATCGTCATTGACGAGGTTGGAACTGTACCGATCTGCTTCGTCCCGGAGAGACTCCAGGATACCTACCCGGTCATGTACGCGGATCAGGTCATCCTCTCCAGATCGGAACCATGGCGAGCGTATGGCTCTGGTGGTCCTCGCATCGTTAGCTTCGACCTCATCTTCATCGCAGTGTCGGACGTCCAACGTGAAGTCATTGACAACGTCCGGATGATTCGAGCCGGGATGTACCCTCGGTACGGAGGTGCAGTGCTGCCTCCACCACTAGCCACGGTGGTATTCGGGACATGGTTCCGCATCCGTGGGATCATCAAGGACGCACAGATCACTTGGGGGAATCCGTGGCAGAATCCCTCCGGTGGAAGCATCATAGGTCCGATGCGGGCAGACGTTCGAGTCACGATCGAAGAAGTCAGTCCTAGACCTCGCCAGATGGGTGAGGTGGCAGGAGCCTTCCCACGCCATGTCTAATAGTCCGTTGTCCGGCGATCCGATCGTCAATACGTTGACGAACTTCGATGCGATCAGCCGATTCAGGTTGTCTGAGAAGCTTGAGTATGGGATCTATCGGTTCGCCTCGGGGTACAATTTCAGCGAGATCCCTCTGGACGATGGAGACATCTGGTACGAGGTCAAAGCAGAGGATCGCTTCCGGTTGGACTTCATCGCCAACAAGATGTATGGAGACGTTCGACTCTGGTGGGTCATTGCTCAAGCCAACCCCGACAAGATCACTAACCCATTCGAGGACGTCGTCCCTGGCACGATCCTTCGGATGCCGGTACCCAGTATAGCTTACGGTATCGTATGAGCACGCCTCCTCCGAATCCATACACTGCCCGAGTCTCCATCAAGGTGAACGGTGCAGACGAGATCATCAACATCCCTCCGAATCATCTGGTCTCTTTCTCCTACACACAATTGGCTCATGAACGTGGAGTAGGAACCTACGAGATCGTAATCTTCGATCGTGAGTTCTTCATCCTTGAAGAGAAGCTCATGAAGGCGAAGAACATCGAGATCCAATGGGGCTACTGGGGCGGTCAGATGAGTGAGGCTAAGACAGCTTCGGTCGTTGAATACAACATCGTGTCGATCCACCCAGGTCTTGGTGTGATCATGCGTCTCAATGTCACCGACTACGGCTTCCTCTTCGCCAAGAACTCCAAGACCAGGATCTGGAAGGAGCTCAAGATCCACGAGGTCGTCGCGTCGATTGGATCTGAGCTTGGACTCGAGTACTGTCCCGGAGACGTCGCGAACGGGGATCTAGACGACCAGGGTCGACTGGCAGTGACGATTCAGGACTGTGTGGACTACTTCGACGTCGCGTACGGTACCACCAATGTCTTCGTTCAACGAGACATGAGTGACTTGGACTTCATGACCAATGTCTTGGCACCCAAGGCTGTGACCAGCAAGGGAGTCAAGGGTTTCAGAGTCTACATTGAGAACGGGAAGCGGCTCCACTTCTCGCCTCACCCAGACTTGATCAAGAAGGGAGTCCTCCAAGGTCCTGTGCGTCGGAAGTTCGTCTACCCTGAGCCAAATGGAGAAGTCATTTCTTTTATCCCGTCACTTAGAATTGGACTTCTGGATCGTCTCCGTCCGACCCGGAGCTTCTCGATAGAGCGTGACTCAGGTTCGGTATTGGTGATCAAGCGAGACATTCAGACAATGGAGGGGAAGACGATCCACCCTCAACTCACGAGCCATGTTGAGGATGTTCAGAGTGAGATCATCGACGCGATCAACAATGGTGATCGAGATCTGGACCCGGTGCTACCGTCTCAGTGGGATGCACGTCAACTGCGTGAGGTTGAGAACTCAGTCAACAACATCAGCTCGGGTGATATCGACCTCGCCGCAGCCTACGTCCAGTCGCGGTGGTCTGCGGTCACGAGAGGTATGTACGACGCTACTCTTAATCTGTTGGGCGATCCTACGATGACTGCGGGGTCAATCGTTGAGGTTGACTTCATGGTTGGGGTGGATCCTGAAGGTAGACAGGCTCCGATTCGCCACTTCACTTCAGGCAAGTACATGATCGACGAAGTCAACCATGTGATCAACCAGGACGGACGGTACGAGACAACCTGTCAGATGTATGCGATCCCCACACCTGTCACTCGAGGGAAGGAATCCACGGCAGTATGAACCACAGGGACGTCCTCGCCGAGTTCACCGAACGTCCTGAGCGGTACCAACATGATCTCGCGTTCAACGGCCTCTATCGAGGGACGTGCGAGGACAACAACGATCCGTTGGTCATGCGTCGGATTCGAGTCCGGGTTCCAGAGTTCTATGGACCGAACCCGGATGCGGGGATCACCGATCTACGTGGGAAGGTGATTGGCATTCCAGCTGGATCTCTC